AGTTAACGAGAGGTTGGAACGTTTCAGGATTAATGACAACACCAGTAGACATTACAGGAATATAAGGGCAGTAAAAATATCCTGCATCGACTTGTCCATTTCCACCTTTGTATCCCATTAAAACTTTATCCGCTTGCATGTCTTTGTCGACGAATACTTTAATTGTTCCGTGCAATTTGCCCATGTATTTAACAAAGCCGTAATCGAGTTCTACATCTTCTTCTTCGGTTGCTTTTTCAAATATTGACTTCTGCGCGAACGTTATAATTTTATACATCTCTTTTGAAACGATAATGTAGTTACCAGTACCGCGCCGGGTCTTACGTGCGATTTCATTACTAGCTTTATTAATACTTATAACTGCAAGTTGACTGGATATAATAGGGTCATTTACGCAAAGTTCAACGTTTTGTTTAAATGCTATTTTTTGCAAATCGCCGACTAATTCAGTGTATACGTTCTTTGCCAAATCGTATGAGATTGAATTCAACATATCGTTTTTAACTTTTTCTGAATTTTCAACTACACCAAGATCTTGTATAGCTTCTATACAAATCTGAGTTCCATCAAACTTTTTGGTTCGGGCTTCTACGACCTGTGAAATTACTTCTAGTGTCATTTTGTGCGACTGCTCGCTTTTAATTGAATCTATTGGTGAGTCTTCTGCGCCTTCTTCGTTGATTTCATTGTCGTTTTGATATCTATATTGGAGTGTGTAAACCAGGCCTACTGAAGCTCGTATTGGCTGAACACCAACGAAATGTTTGGCCGGTGTTTTATCTATAAATCGTTCTGAAAGGTCTATGATAATATTATTAAGAGCTTCGCTGTTGGTGTGTGATTGTGCCATTAGATATTTGAAAACATTATCCATCAGTGGTTGTTTAATGTTATCTTTATCATCATATTCGCGTTTAATAAGTACTGGTGCAGTTGTGGCTGCAACTTTTGGTGTCTCGGTTTCTGTTTCTGAGTCATCTGCGCTCTGAAATGTGCGACTACCTTCCTCGGAAGATTTAATCTTTGTAACCATATCACTCATAACATCGGCAATTTTGTTAATAATTTCATTCTTGTGTTCGTCTTTCAAATCAATTGCTGGACCTTCTAGCATGATTTTTTTCATTTCTTCATTGTTCATAGGTATTATCCTCTCTACACAAATCCTTTTATTTGTATCCTTTTGCCTATTTATTCTTTGAAAAATCACGTATTCCAATGGATTGGTAACACTAAATCAAGTAAAGGTAAATACCAATATGAACAATTATATTTTTAAAAAGAAAATAATTAGACAAGAGTTGTTGGAATGTTTTCACGATCCTGTATATTTTATATTGAAATATGCTAAGTTTGAACATCCATGTTATGGCACATCTAATTTTAGTCCTTATGGATATCAAGAAAAATTGTTATATTCATATAAGGATAACGAATTTAATATCACACATGGAGCAAGACAAGTAGGACTCACGACTATAACAGCGATGTATGTGTTTTGGTATGCTATGTTTCATTCTGATAAAAAAATTGCTATAGCTTCTAAAAATTTAGAAGCAGGAAGAGATATATTGGAAAAAATTAGACATGCATATGAACATTTGCCAAAATATATACAACCTGAAATTTGTACAAATCTAAAAGGCAGCATAAGGTTTAATAATGGTAGTTCTATAGATATCATAACGTCAGATGCTGCTCGCGTTAGAGGTTGTTCTTTAAATTTGTTAGTATTGGATGATTATGCATATTGGACACATCAAAAACAAGATGATTTTTATAAGACGATGTTTCCTTGTTTTGTAAAAAACGACTCATCTTTAATAATAACATCTACTGCCGCACCGGCTGGTGGAACGTTTGAAACTATTTTTAAGCGCGCGCAGCGCGGTGATAATAAGTTCGTGGCACATCATATTAAATGGGATATGGTTCAAAGGGAAGAAGGGTTTCGAGAACGAATAACGCAAATAATCGGCGAAGTTGGTTGGAAAGTAGAATATGAATGTTCTAAAATGATTAAGGAAGATCATAATGGCCCGCGCGAAGAATATAAATCTCAAGACGCCTAATCAAGAACTTGAGTATACATATGAACAAGTTGAAGAGCTTAAACGTTGCGCTCAAGATCCTGTTTATTTCATAAAAAAATATGTACAAATTCAGCATCCAGTTAAGGGTGCTGTTCCGTTTGATTTATATCCGTATCAAGAAAAAATGATACGCGCATATCAACATAACAGATATACTGTAGTTTTATCGGCCCGGCAAACTGGTAAATCTGTAACGTCAGCAGCGTACCTTCTTTGGTATGCAATGTTTAATTTTGATAAGACTGTTCTTATTGCCTCTAATAAAAACGCAAACGCAATGGAAATGATATTACGTATTCGTTTCGCTTATGAAAATTTGCCTTTTTGGATTAAACCCGGCGTTAAAGATGATGGTTGGAATAAGCATGAAATTGGTTTTGACAATGATTCGCGTATAGTTTCTACAGCAACTTCCGAAGACTCTGGTCGTGGTATGGCTATTTCGTTATTGTTCCTTGACGAATTTGCGTTTGTTAAGCCCACCATTCAGGATGAATTCTGGACATCTATCGCACCAACATTATCTACTGGTGGTTCTTGTATCATGACATCTACACCAAATGGTGATATGAACATCTATGCGCAAGTTTGGCGCGGCTCGCAAATGGGAACAAACGGTTTCTATCCTATACATGTTAAATGGGATGAAGCGCCAGGCAGAGATGGTAATTTCAAAGAAGAAGAAATCGGCAGGATTGGTGAACGTCGTTGGCAACAAGAATATGAGTGTGTGTTCTTATCATCTGATTGCTTGCTTATTGATTCGTTGTATCTTTCAAATATAACTCCGATGATTGAAAAGATAGTTCCAAAGAAAACTTTAAATGATGTTGTAATATTTGAAGAAATAATGCCGATGAAAACCTATTTACTTGGCGTTGACCCTGCAACTGGTAGTGGCGAGGACTTTAGTGTTATAACTGTATTTGAATTTCCATCTATGGTACAAGTTGCAGAATATCGTTCAAACACAATGTCAACAAATGATTTATATGGTGTTATGAAAAATATATTGGCGTATCTTGAATCCAAAGGCGCTACAGTTTATTTCTCTATTGAAAATAATGGTGTTGGGCAAGGACTGATCGCGTTGTATGAAGCCGATGAAGACGAACCGCTGAAGACGGTTGAGTTTATTTCAGAGGATGGTAAGAATAAACTTGGGTTTACAACAACAGCCCGTAGTAAAATGCGCGCGTGTGTAAACTTTAAAGAAATGCTCGAGAAAGGAAATCTTCATATTAAGTCAAGAATTTTATTATCTGAAATGAAGTCGTATGTGCGTGCCCGTGGAGCATATGCAGCCCAACCAGGCGCTACTGATGATTGTATTGCAGCAGTTCTTATAGTTTTGCGGCTGGTTGAAGAAATAGCATCTTATGAACAGGAAGCATTTGATAAATTATATTCTGGTGATTATGAGGAATGGTCGCAAAAAGATTGGGACGGCTACGATGAAGGCTACGATGAAAACGATGAAGGTATGCCAATGATTTTATAGGTTGACAAATGTCTATATGTAGTATATAATATCATCTATTAAATTAATTTCAGAAAATTTTTAGAAAAATGATAGACTTACGAACTTTATTCATCCGTTGGTATTTCAACGAATTCGTTGATCTTGACCCACTACATATTGCAATGTCAAAGGTTTCCGAAGATTCCCCATGGCACCGTGAGCGCACGGTCGCTGTGCATACCAACATGGTTGTGGGTGAGTACTTATCCAGGGTGCCGGATGAGAATAGCGTAAATGAATGGTCTTATGCTGATCTTTATGGCGCAATTGCAGCTGCGTTTCATGATGTTGGAAAGCCAGCGGCGCGCAAGGAAGCATGGAAGGAAGACCGTGGTACATACTATCGCTATGGTGGTCATGAGATTATTTCTGCGCGGTTATGGGAAGACTGGGCTGTTCGTAACTGGGATTTTCTTGCGTCGGAATTTGGCTTGTCTCCAGAAACAATTTTTCGCATTGGTTGGATGATTGAAAACCACATGCCATGGTCAATTACGAAGTCTGAGAAACGCAAGTATCTTGCGCTGGGCGCACACCGCACGGTTGGCTATGTTGAGAACTTTATTAATTTTTTGAAGGCCGATCAGTGGGGCCGCATTTCTGACGATGCCCCTTACAAGAAGCGCGAGGTAGACGCATGGTGTGAATCTTTTACTGATTACTTTGATATTGAAGTTAGTAAGGAAGTTTACCGTTATAAGAACGAAGATGCCCCAATTTTGTATATTCCAATCGCCGCGTCTGGTTCGGGTAAGTCTACGTATGTGGAAACGTTGATGGAACGCGAGTCTGCTTATACGACTGATGTGTTTTCGTTAGATGCCCTTCGGCTGCTTTGGTATGTTGGTGATAAAAAGTTGCCATCGCAGGAAGACCCTTACGCTTATGCGTTTAAGAAGTCTTGTGACGATAAGCACTTTAAGTCCAATGCCAATGCCGAGTTCCTTAGTTTGGTACGCGGCGGCAACAATGTTGTTGTGGATAATGTTAATACGACTCGTAAAAGCCGCGCGTGGTATATCACTGAGGCGCGCCGCCGTGGTTATAATATTCATGCACTATTATTTCCTATTGATTTGCAGACGGTGCTTGATCGTCAACAAACTCGTCCTGAAAAGACAATTCCAGCCGATGCAGTAAAGCAACAATATATGCGTCTTTCATATCCTTCGATAGGTGAAGTTGACCATATTGAGGTTATTGCAAAAAACTTTGTGTAACAAATCCCGCTTCGGCGGGATTTTTCATACATAATAAATACCTATATGTGTGAAGAATATCTAATTATCCGTGGAAAAAGAATAGAAGACCAGCTTGGTGAAATGGAACTGTGCGAACAGTCCACGTATGCCGATCTTGAAAGAAACATTCTGAATTTTCAGCCAGTATCAAAAAAACGTCAAAATGCCACTGATCCTATTAGGATCGTAAGCATTGAAACATTACCTTTTCTTGGTACTAAGAACCTTAATGTTTGGGCTATTGCTAATAGTCCGCCCAGTCAAGATGAACGAACTGGCCAGTTAAAAGGCGGTGGTAATTACAGTCCCAAGCTTATTTTCAATCAGGTTGAATTTGATAACGAAAACACAGGTGAAAATATAACCTTCAAGGCAAAAGACGGCAAGGAATATAATATGAAAC